GGGTTGGTGTTCCACCCTCGATTACCAGAGCCAACGGATGGGGTCGTAAGCGGGCAAGAAACGCGGGGCTGCCGGATTGCAGGTTTAGAGCCAGGGAGGGCTCGAGCAGCCCCGCGTTTAGGGTTGGCGCTCCAGTCTGGAACGTGACCTCGATGATCTTGAGCGTTGATTCAAGATCGGCAAACAGGGTGGGCGCACCGGCGTTCAGCGTTGCATACGGCAATCGGACCGGACGTTGGAGTTCCGCCGTAAGCGTCGGCGTACCGGCGTTCAATTCTGCGGCTTTGGGTGGCGGACTTAAGAATGCCGTGAGGCTTGGCACTCCCGCGGCAAATCCCGCTTCCAAGGGTAACCCAGGGAAATTTGCATCCAGGGTTGGCACTCCGGCCTCGATGGATACGGCAATGGTGTCCCTGGCTAATAGCGCAGAGAAAGTGGGCACTCCCGCGGTCAACGCAGCGGACTTGCGTGGTTCCTGCAGATTGGCGGTAAAACTCGGAATACCAGCGGTAAAAACCGCGGCTTTTGGCTGCCCTAGCAGGCTAGCGTTCAGGGTTGGTTGTTCCGCAGTCAGGGTTGCACGCAGACGACCCGGGAGAAATTGAGCATCGAGGGCAGGCGTGCCTGCGTTAAAAATGACTTCGATTTCGGTTTCGCGTTCAAAGCGCAGCCACACCGTCCCCGTGTAGGTTGACAGATCGCCAAAATCCTGCTCGAACTGGTACGGTTCGGTGGCATCGACATCAGCTAGGATGACCTCGCCAAAGACGGTAGAGGGGTTGTCTCCCGACTCGTTCTGCACTGTCATTAGTGCTTCTTCGAGTTCCGGTAGCAGGTCGTATTGTTCTGTCAGGTCGGTGACCTGCCCGGTTTGTGAGTCGACACTCACACCGATATTGATGCTGAAACTAATCGCGTTATTCAGCGTAAAATACTGAATCTGAAACAGTTGGTCGGTGTCCGAATTGGCCAGATAGCGCGCGGCTACCGTACCTACCCAAATGCCGACTACGCCGGATGCGGACCCCCGATTGCGATCGGCAAACAGTTGTGCCGGCAGCGGCTCAAACTCGGGCAGCGGTGATGCGAGGGTCGGCGTGCCTGCAGCAAACGATGCAACGATCGGATGGGGTCGCAGGGATGCAGTCAGATTTGGGATTCCTGCGGCCAGGATTCCTTCAATCTCTTTTTCGTCCAGCATGGCGAAAAATGAGGGGGTTCCCGCGGTCAGCGTGATGGCTAGCGGATCAACCGGCAAGCGAGCACTGATAGTTGGGATTCCGGCCGTAAACTCGGCGTCTTTGGGATGCGCTCGCAGGTTTGCAGTGAGCGTGGGTACCCCTGCGGTAAAAGTTGCTTCGAGTCCTGATTCGGCAATCGATACCCCGATGCTTGGCGTACCGGACGCAAAGGTGATTTGGACCGGATGCGGTGGCAAACTCGCGTCAATGTTCGGGGTACCGGCCCCGAGTTCTGTAGCAATGATGGTTGGCGCCGTTACGCTAGCCGTTATGGTCGGTACGCCCGCGGTAAACTCGGCTGATTTGCGGGGTTCCTGCAGATGCGCAGTAAAGCTTGGCGTACCAGCATTGAAGGTCTCGCCAATCCGTGCGGGCGCAAGATCGGCAGTAAAGCTTGGCGTACCGCCTGCAAACTCGGCGCCGCGTCCAACCCCGGGCAATGCAGCAGAAAAGCTCGGGATCCCAGCCGATAGTGTACCTTTTATGCGTGCTGCACGCAGCGATGCGGAGAGGTTTGGACTGCCCGCGGCAAATGCTTCCGATACCGGTGCCGGCAATTTTCCGGCTTCCAGGGTCGGTGTTCCAGCCGTAAACGATACGCCCGGGATGTTTTGCGGTCGTGCGAGATTGGCTGCTACCGTTGGCGCCCCGGCGGTCAATGCTACAGCCGCTTGGGGGGCTTGGAGATTGGCGGTAATGCTTGGGGTGCCCGCAGTCAGGGCAACCGGTTCCAGATCCGAGGACGGGGGGTCGGGTATGCCATTGGCGTCCCAGTCCAGCACATAGGTGGCACTGGTGTCGAGGGCGGCAAAGAACGCATCGAGATCGTCGTTTGCGGCGACCATGAATGGATCATTGGTGTCGCTGGAAGCGAGCACAAATCCCGCACCTTCGCCCTCATCCTGTTCGCGAATGCGAAACCCGATGGTTTCGCGGTTTTCCAGATTGTTCGCGACAAAGTTAAACGTGGCGCTGCGGGTAAAATCCAACTCGGTCTGGTTCAATGCTCCGGCAAAAAACAGTCGGGTAATGTTGGCTAGGAACAGGTTGTCGACCGGCGGATACGGCGTGTCCAGAGTAAAGGTGGTTTGTATGCCCTGAACGGTGGGGGAGCCCAACACGATAGTGCCCGAGGAGCCCGCCTCTGGTTCCATGAGATCGGCAGAAAACGTCGGACTGTTGGCAGCGATGGGCAATCCATTGTCCAGCGTGGCATTGAAACGGATTACTTCTGGAATAGTGAGCGACGCAAGACGGCCTGCCGCTGCGATATTGGCCCGCACATTGATGGTATTGATGTCAATGCTTGGAGTGCCGGCTGCGAATCCGGTAACAATAAACGGGGTAGCCGGTTCCTGCAAATCTGCGGTAATCGTCGGCGCTCCGGCCCCAAATCCTGCCGCTAGGGTCGGGGCCGGCATTGCGGCCTGCATCGAAGGCGTGCCTGCCGAAACCGCAACCGCAATGTTCGGTTCTTGCAGGTTAGCGGTGAATCCTGGGGTGCCCGCAGCAAACCCTGCGTCAATCGTTGGGACTACGCGAGTGGTCGGAATGCCGGTGATGTCCCACAGCAATTCATACGCAGTTGTGGTCGAAAGATTGCGAAAAAACGTGTTGAGATCGGCATTGTTCGTATCGAGATCAACAATCCGGTATTGACCGGCTTGAACGAAGGTCGGCAACAAAAATCCCGCTCCTTCCGTCTGCCCTACTTCGCGAATCAAAAAGCCAATCGCGCTTGCAATGTTCCCGTCAATCGCCCGATTAAAAGTAAAATTTAATGTGTTGCTTACGCCGGCCGAATAAAAGTTGGTTAACTGATTGAGTGAAGTTCCCCATATATCATCGCCCGTAATGTTGCGAAACGCGAGGCGCAAACCGCTTAATTCCGTAACGGGCATACCGAGTTGAATAGTGCCGGTTTCGCGCCCTTCGAGCACCGCATTGGAGTTATTCAGAATTTGATAGCCAATGCTCGGAAAGGGTGTGCCGGACGGTCCGTCTCGGAATTGATACCGAGTTCCAATGTCGGCGTTAATTTGGGAGTTAATCCTTTGACTTGTGCTTAAATCGGTCCAGTCTCCGTAATTGGTCCCGCCGGTCGAATCTTCGCGGTATTGCAGCGGATTAATAAAATTATCCCACGTAACTACATTAACCTGGATCGTAACTTCGGGATGAACGACGTTCGTGCTCTCGGCTAGATCGGCAGTCAAGCTCGGCGTGCCTGCGGCAAATGATGCTTCCAGGGTCGGTGTGCTGGCAAAGGGATTGTCACCCTGCCCGTCCCACAGGGTTAGGGTAGCTTCCTGGGTACTTGAGGTATTGTCAAGAGCGTCGCGAAAGGCTTCGAACGCGGTCAGCGTATCGCCGGTGAAGGAATACCCGTAAGGATCCTGTCCGGTGGGCGAGAGATTGGTAATTTCTGAATCCGACAGATCCAGAATCAGTTGCGTGCCTCCGGTTTCCAGGCCAATTTGGCCACTGGTTTCAAAGGCGTCGGAAAGGTCAGCACGATCCTCTCCGGTCTGTCCCGAAGCAAAGTTCAGGTACAGACGGTCGTTGTTTATCCGCAGGTTGACGACCCGCAGATAAACCTCGGTGGATCCCGCCCGCAGGTTCGCTGGAACCAGCGGACGAGCGTTATCGGCGGCTACCCAGCGTTTAGACTGTCCGGCCTCGTATACGTACCAGCCGGACGCAAGAGTTGTTGTCCAATCGGCCACATGTAATCAAGTTACGAAGTCGGTGCGGAGCCGGTTGCGGTAGTGTATTCTATTAACTGGCGCGAGTATCCTCGAGACGTCTGCACTTCGTTTGAGGTGCCGGCAGCGCCCATGGCGCCAGTGCCAAGAAGCGCGGTCAACGCCGGGTTTTTCAGGGCCAGCCACGCATTCCAAGCTTCGAGCACTGCTGCATCATTCAATTCACCGTTTGGAATGTTGATGTCCAGCGATCCGGCCGGCAGGATCAGTTCGTCTCCTGCGACATATTCCCTGGCTGCCGCCAGGGCTTTGGTTCCCAACAGAATCTGTCGGGTGTTGGCGGCCCCACTGGTCACGCCGTAAGCGGCAATAATCGAGATGTGGGAGATGGTGATGTTGGCCCCAGCGGTCAGGGTGCCAAAGTTTTCTTCTCCAGATGAGGTAATATACATTAGTTGTACTCCAGCAAAATATAGTTGGTTGAATTGTTATCGTAATCGGCTAGCCATGCGTCATAGCCGTCCCTTGTTGTATCGTCGCGCAGGTTTTCTGCCTCTGCCCGGGTTGGCCGAATAAACTTGTTTGGCTCCATTCCGAGCTCAAAAATCCCCTCAAGCGAAGGAATTTGTACACGTAGTGAGTTTACCAGAGTGGATAGTGCAGTCAAGCCTTCTTCGTTATCTCGCACCTGCGAAGTCAAGGCAATCAGCGCCGTGGTGTCAGCTTTGCCTTGAACGGTGGTGGTCAACGCCAGCAAGTCCCGGGTGGCATTAGCCAGGTTCGTGGTATTGGTCGAGATCAAATCGAGCGCGTCATTGACCTCATTTTCGACTTCATCGGTGGCCGAAGACAAAATCAGCGACAGGGCTCCGATCAGGCGTCTCGATTCTTCAACGACAATCAGCGCATAGGTTTCATCCGAGGTTGGCGTGGCTAACACGGTATCAATAAAATCACGGTTTAGCCAGGTGGTGAGCTCATCGTAAATTTCTTCGGGGGTGCTCCGCACCGTGGCGCTCACGCTTTCGGTTGGCAAGCCCTCGACATCGGTGTCAGAGACCCAGGTGATCCAGTAAAAATAGGTGGTTCCGCCCTCGAGGTTGGTATCAGGATACAGCATAAAGCCGGCCTCGCCGATTTTGACGGCTTCATCAAAATTGTCGGTCGTGCTGCGATAGACGTTGGTGTGCGCATGATTGGCATAAAAGCGAAACGGGTTAGCCCAGGACAACATGATAAAGCCAATGCCCCCCAAAGCTTCGAGTCCAACCGGTGTGGGTGGAGTATCGAGGATTGGCGACCCAAACACGAATTCAGTTGGCGTCTGCGGGCTTGGCGGTAGGGTGGTGCCCCCGCCGGGTCCAGTGCCACCGGTTCCGCCGGGGCCAAACCGCTGAACAATTTGCTGGGTTTCGGCGGTTAACGATCCAAGACGCTTGTTAACCAGCTCAAAGAACCGGCGCGTGTCGGCATCGACCGAGCGCGGGATCGGTAGTCCGGTTGAGCTGTGCTGGCGCTGGGTCATCCGACCATCTCCGCCATGGTGCCAATGCGCACTTCCGAGACGGTGTATTGACCTTGTATCTCGTACACCCAGTGACTCCAGATTCCGAGGGCAGGAATGCGGATCGGGCGGTTGATCTCATTGGCGGTCAAGTCTTTTTTCCAGATATTGGTTGCGGTCGAATAATCTTCAATTTCCTCGTTTGCGTAGTACAACCACAGGGTGACCGGCCCTTCGGCAAACACCTGCGCTGCATTGACGCTCATGCCGGGCATGACGTACAGGCGCGAGCGCCAGATCATTTCCCGGTTGGTACCCTGCACGTCATCGGTCTCCCATTCGTGCAAATCGTTATCGGCATTCAGCACCCAGATTTTGTCTTCTTCCCGATCCAGATAGGCGCCGCGAAGGCCGGTATCGTTAAACTCGATCGGGGCCTGTTGCGGAGACAGGGCGATTGTCTGATTCGGAAAAAACGCGACATACTTGCCATCGTGATAAATCCCACGCATGTTGTAAATATCGAGCTGGTTCCAGTCTTCTCGGTCGTAAAACGCGCGCGAGATGAATTCACCGCCGTTGGGTCCGACCAGCACGAGCCCGTCTGGTGAGGCATACACTACGCCCATGCGGTCGATCCAGGCAAACGAGCGTTTGGACACACATGGTTGGTCGAGTTCCAGTTGCTGCACGGTCGAGGTTGCGGGATCATCACCCGAGATAATGTACGGTTTGCCTACCGTGCCGACAATTACGTTGACGCCATAACCGCCAATCCCGACAATGTCGGAATCCAGCGTGACAATGTAATCCTCGGGCCAGGCATGCGGTTGATAGGGAACCGAGAAATAAATATCACGCCCCTTGAATCCGGCTAGGATGCCGTTGTGCAGTACCGTGAGTCCGAGTAGTCCCGCGGGCGGTGGATCCCAGTTGTCCGTGATTAGGGCGCTGCCAAGCTGATCTTCCGTTAGTTGATCGGTATAGGTTTGCGGATTGACGGCAGAGGAGACCAGATTGCCCTGGTACACTTGTTCAAAACTTTCGCCGGTTGAGCGATAGATGCGATAGCGGTTAATGCCGCGACCCGATGGGGCATTTTGCGGGATTGACAGGATGGCCGGTCGGATGGTGCCGTCGGTGTTGAATCCACGGGTAGCAATGGCGGAGGCGGGTGACGGGGGGCCTTCTTCCTGCAAATCGGTGACCCAGGTATACACCCAGACATCATTTAATGCGACTTCTTCGGTATCCTGATCGGTAAAATCACCGAGCGTCCAGGTAATGGCCCGATCCGGGGCTGGTACTCCAAGCTCGCGGGAGAACGGCAGACCCGGTGAAGTAAAGGATTGGCCCTGCATCACGCGCGTATTGGTATGGCGCACGCGGGCGTCATCGGGGGTTTGTTCACCGGCTTTTTGTTCGCCGGACCAGATTACGCGGTTTAGGGTATCGTTAAAGACCGGAGATCGGACCACGTCCACGTCCTGGCGCCAGCGAAAGAACCGGTATGATCCGGGTTCTCCATCGTAGCGGTAGATGGTTTGGGTTGAGGCGGGAAAGGTGCCCACGCCGGACTCTTGTTGCAGCACCGGGATGGGTCGGGGCGATCCCCGATCGAGCCAACAATTTCGGGCCAGCAAGGCACCGTCCTCGGGCAGTAAACGGGCCGAGAGTCGGGGGTACATGCCGCCAAATTGCCGAGCACCGATCATCCGCCAAACGGGAGAAAGTCAATTGGAATGGGACCCGTGGTGCCCTGCCTGGACTTGCGGGTGCGCGCCTCGGAAGCGCGATTTTGGTATTTGCTCATGTACAACACCGCAAGGCGTGGATCGGACCACTGCCGGTTTGGCATGCTCATCAGCTCGGCTAGGGCATAACTCGCGATGCCTTCACTGCGCAGCTCCACCAGAAAATCCGGGATAGTGTCTGCGGTCTTGGTTGGTTGCAACTGCACCACAAACTCCACATGTGAGGGGTACATGGAGAACAAATCGCGGTTGATTTCAAACTCCTTGGTAATGACATCATAGGAAAACGGATTGGCCTGGGCTTCTCGGTTAATGCTGGAGTAGGTGTTGATGATCACGTCTTCAATCGCGAACACCACGCGCGGGAAGGTTTCATCGACCGGGAAATCATCCGAAGGCAGGGTGCCGGTAAACGGCAAATCGGTGTCCATTGGCAGGTCATTTTGCTGCACCACCACCGGTTCGGTGCGGATGGTCCAGATCCCGGTATCCTGGCAAAACTGCTTGGCTGCCCGGCGCAGATAGGTCAGCGCGGTCACGTCCGGCACGCTATCGAGGTGAGTTTTGACTTCGGGCAGTAAATCTCGGATATTGGCCATTATTCCACCTGATCGGCGCGGATGATGATCTCTCGCTCGCGCATGGGTTCTCCGGTCACCAGGGTGACAAATTTCTGAAAGAACATGGTTGAGAGTTGCACGCCCTGTCCTTCGATTGAAACATCCTTGGCTCGGGCCCGGTGCATCACATACGCGAGCAGGGCCGGGGCATAAATGTCGTCAATGGTGATGTTATTCGAAGCATCGGCTATTGCATCCGGGGTTTTCGCGTAGACAATTTCAACCATCCAGTTGTTCCAGTCTGCAAACGACGGATACAGATAGAAGGTGTGCCGGTTGCGCACGTCGTAGATGTAATTGCCGGACAGTTCGCCCGGGGGCATGCCCGCCTGGGGCACGCGCCAGTTGGGGTCCATGTTATCGAGGTCTTTGCGCTCGACCGGCGTGATCACGCCTTCAAATGCGGTTGCGGTGCTTTTGAAGCAGTTGACATCGAGCAGTAGGTAGTCGTCCTGCCGGCCAAAATCCTGGACGGCGCCGGGCATCAGGGCAAAATCCATGACTTCGGGATTGACTTCGGGTTTGAGCATCACTGCGGCGCGCATGGCGTCGTTCAGGTACTCGATCAGCTCGGCCTCTGGCCAGTACTGGTGGGTTGGATCGTTCAGGTCATTGGCGGCCTGGTCGAGAATCACAGATGCTGCAAGCGCCATGGTTTACCCTAAAACGCAAACGGCTCTTCGGTTTCCGCCTCGGCGGTTTTTTCTTGTTGTTCGATCTCCTGCAATTTTTCCTTGACCATGGCCCAGGCCTTTTTGCGAGCATCCGAGGTAATCAGCTCGGGCGCGAGATCGGTTGGTGGTTCTTTTTTCAATTCGGCCACTTTCGGCACTTTGCGGTATTCGTCGATTTGATTTTTCATGAAATAATCGAACAGGGCTCTGGCGGTTTGTTCGGTGTATTCATAGGGGTCGACATCGACAATTTCGCCGGTCTGGATGGTGGGATTTTTCAGCGCCTCGGTCAAGTCCACGACCGCGCATAGAATTTGATCGCGGCTCATCACGTCGGCAATTTGAATGCCCATATCTTTGGCTTTTTGCTCAATAGCCACGCGTGAGGCTTCTTCAATCGGGATCTCGGCGTCGAGACCCGGTTCGTACACGGTCACTCCCGAGCCGGTCAGTTCCTGGCGGGCATCGACGATGGCGTCCCGTTTTTCTTTTTTTTGTTCGTTTTCGGTCAGGTTGCGGTAGGTCGCTGGACAAGACGCGACCATTTTTGCGGCAACCTCATCATTTTCGACGAGTTGCACATCGCCGTGTCCGTTCCAGCATAAATTGGAACCAAAAAGAGTGTCCATGTGGACACTCTTGGTTCCAAGGTATTGCACGCGGGTGGCCATGTTAGGGCTGTCCCTTGGTGCGGTACCAGACGCGCATGTCCATTTCGACATCCTGGGCGTTGCTGATCGCGGTCCGCCAGGTGACTTCTAGCCACACTTCGCTGCGGTTTACGTACAGCGGACGGTGTCCATTCAGACTAAACGTGTTCCCTTGTCCAGTGCTTTGAAAGGATTGACCATCCAGCAGGTAATCTGGATCGTCGACCCAATCGTCGCGAAACTGTTTCAGGTTTTGGTTGGAGCGTGGCGGCGCGATCTGTCGATGGCCGAGATCAAAAGTCCCGGCAGCACCCAGTCCGTTGCGCACGTGGAAATCGACGGACAGCACCACGATGCCGTTTTGCAATCGGCAAATGCGGTCCCGGTCTCCATTCGCACGGGCGACCCCGTTGGGAATAGAAACCACCCCGTTCAGGGCAAACATCGACACGTCGCCGTACGGAGCGAACTGGTTGTCCATCTCCTTCTTGAGCTGTTTTACGTTGTCATTATAGTAATCAGGCATGATTGGTTCCTCTTAAGAATGCAGCGCGGTACGCAGCATGTTGCCGGCAGTAGAAGTCGGATCGGGCGCATAGCTGTCGATCACGGCCACGCCGTAGTCGTTTAGCTGGCCCGCGCTATTGGTAAACCGCAGTTTGCCATAGCCGTCCATCGTTCCGCCTAACACTTCGAGTTTGTCGCCGTGGTCCATCCATTTTTCCGACCAGTAGGACGGAAAGGAGTCGCGGTACTCGGCGCCTTCGGGTGTGGCATTGCCCATCACGCAGGCCAGGGCCTGTGCGCCGACAATGATCGCGCGGTCTACCGTTACTCCGGAGGCCACAGTCGAGCTGCGGGTTGCGCCATCTTCTTCGTTGATGGTTTGCACGGCGGAGCCGGCATTGAACCGGATCGGTCGGGCCACGCGTCGGATCAGCATGCCGTTCCACACACCGCACTCTCCCGAGAACAGTGGGTGCTGGCTGATGGACAGACGTTTGGTTGCGCCGGTCAGAAAGTTTCGCCAGGCTACCGAGCCTTCCCCGGATCGGGACAGGATGTAGTGCCACTGTCGTTCGGTCACGAAGCAGATCCACTTCATGTCGAGGTCGTAGGCGCTGTTCTGCATGATTTCGACGGGTGCAATCGGCGTTTCCTGCTCGCGCAGTTTCGCGGTGATCACGTCAAAGTCTTCCAGGCGCAGGGCATCGGTATCGCCGATATCGGACACCTGGGTACCGCCGCCGGCAACAAAATAGCGACCGCTGGACGGTGGATACACCGGGTTAATCATGATGTCGTTGAATTGGGCATGCCCTTGAAGCGGAATCACCCAGTCGTTGGTGTTTTCGTCACCTCGGGCGCCGGCCAGATGGACTTGAATTTTCTGGTCGGACAGTTTGCCGAAATAGCGTTTCAGCGCGGCCATGGCCAACTGGCGCAGATTGTGCTTGGTGCGTTTCTGCGACATTTTGTTCAGTGGCTTGATCGGCTTCCTGGACTGGTTGATGATAAATTCGTCGGTATCAAACGTTAAGCTGACGCCTTTCCCCTCGGCCATGTTGGAGCCCATATACGGGTATCCGGTAATGTCGTGGTTGAGGTCAACGCTCACGCGGTCTCCTGCCTGTTTGGTCAAGTCGGTCACGGATACAATTGGCATGCCTGCAGAGGTTTGCAGTTTTTCGCGTTTTTGTACCGCTTGTTTCTGCGTGGCCATGGCTTTGTCTGCAAGCAGACTCAACATGGTGCACGAACGCAGATTCTCCATGAACAGGGCGGCGGAAAAGACCTTGTTTGCTAACGCCGTACTGGTGGCGATATTGGTTTCGGCCATTGTTCTTTCTCCTTATCTTCGGTGAAAATCGGTTATTGCAATTGCTCCCCCATTTTCATCAGGTCATCCACGCTCAAGGCGGCCAGTTTCGACATCGAAATGTCGGTCAGGTCGTTGATGGTTTCGGACGTGATGCTGCCAGGCAAATCACTCAAGGTACTGGGGTTGGTCGACTTGTTTGCATCCTTCGATATTGCCTCATCGATGGCTTGCGAGGTCGACTTTTCGGGGACCTGGGGTGTGGGGGGTGGACCGGATTGCTCGCCTGAAGCAATCTTCACCCGATTGACGACTTCCTTGAAACGTTCCACTTGTGGTTTGTCTTTCCAGGCGTCGTCTTGGCGCAGGAACTGGTCCATATTGGCGGCCAGATCCCACATTCTTGGTTTATTGTTGTTGGACGCGTCCTCGTACCAGGTTTTCAGTTCCGGTACCTGGTTGATATCGGTCATGAGCAGGGATGAGGCGCGGATTTCGGTATCGTGTGCTTCTTTTTCGGCATCGTAAATATCTTGCCAAGCGACATCGATCGCGTGTTCTTTCAGTTCAAACGACTCGTCCATGGTGCGAGTCAGTTCGTCGGCGGCTTCGTCGCCGTAGTTTTCGCGGTAGGATTCGATTTTGCTTTTCGCGGTTTCGCGTTCGGCGGCCAGGTCGGCGATTTGCTGGGCCACGACTTCGTCGGCTTTTTGCCGGAAGGCGGTATCGTCGACGGGGGTGTTTTGGGTATTTTCCAGCTCCGAGATGCGCGAGTTTGCGGCTGCGAGTTCCTGGCGCAGGGCTTCTAGTTGTGGATCGGTGCTCTCGCCAGCATCCGGGCTTGCTGTTTCGCCCTTGCTATCTGCATCGCTTGTTGCATCGGGTTCGTTTGCTTGGCTGTCTTTTGTCTGATCTTCTGGTTGGGTCTCGGTTTCGGGTTTTGCTTCTTCATTGTGATCGGTGATTGCAAGGCGGGTATCGGGATCCACGCCATGGGTATCCATGAGCATTTGCTTGGCTTCGATGCGTTCCTGTTCATCGTCGATATTGTCGAGAATCATCAACATTTCGTCGGCGCGTTCTTCGATTTGTTCGGCGGTTAGAGTTTCGTTGCTTGCGTCAGTCATCGGGAAAAATCCTCTATTTGGGTATTATAAAAACCATCTGTTTTGTTTTGTCAATTATTTTTTTCTTCGGGTTGTGGTTTTCGTTGTGGTCTTTTTGGCCGCGGTTTTTTTCGCCGGAGTTTTTTTGGCCGGTGCTTTTTTGGCGGTGGCGGTGGACCCTGGCGGGGGTGCGTTCTTTTCTTTTTGCAGGCGTGCTGCGGCCTCGAGCAGTCCGGCTTGTGATTCGACCCGTTTGCGTTCTTGCTCGTCGGGCACTGCATCGGCTTTGGCCAATTCGGCCAGGGTTTTGGCCTCGGTCAGTTCGGTATCGGCGCCCTGGAGTTTTTCGGTTTTCGCCTGTTCGCCTTCGGCTTTGGCTTGTTGCAGCAGTGCTTCGCCTTCTGCGAGCATCATTTGCAGTTCCTGCATTTTCTGCTCCATGGCTTGTTGCTGTTGCTGTTGTGCTTCGAGTTGCGCGCGCACTTCGGGATCTTGTGGTTCGGGTCCGAAGCCGGTCATGGCGCGGATGCGTTCGACGATTTCCTCTTCCATTGGCAGTTGTGCGGCGCGCACCACGATGTCCATCATGCCGGCGGTCATTTCCGGAGGCATGGATTTCAGCACTTCGGTGATGTGTGCGAATTTCTGTTGTCGGTAGGTTTCGGTGCTTGGGGTTGGTTCGAGCTCGAGTTCCATGCGGGCGCGCAGCAGGTCGTTGTCGCGGCGGCCGTTGTCGGTCATGGCGTTGACCACGATTTGGCGGCGTTTGCCGCTACTGCGGTCGTGGGTATCGACGCGCAGGTTGTTTTGGTCTTTGAGGTCGTTAATCAGCATGGCAAACAGCAGTTTGCCGGCTTTCATTTTGGCTTGTTTGAGGTTGTCGGCCACGGGTCCGAGCACTTTCGAGGATTGTTCAATCAGCTGGTCGATGGCCACGCCGGACTGTCCTGCCGATTGCACTTGTCCCATGAACTCGGGGCGCAGGCCCGAGACGTCGTAGATGTTCAGTTTTGCTTCCTGCAGCATTTGGTAGGTGTAGGCGGTTGCTTCGGTGCCGACCATTTTGCGGATGCCTTCTTCGCTGCGCCGTTCGCCGCGCAGGGTGATGGCGGCCACGGGTTTGTTCAGTTGTTGGGCCACGGTTTTGGTATCGTCGACGGCATCTTCGTCGATCAGGTAGGTGCGGTTCATGGTATCCCAGATGATGCGGGTGTTGCGTGCGTTATAGGAGTCCTGGGGGCTGCGCATGCGGCGGATCAGGCCGTAGGGGGCGCCGTTGTTGTCCTTGCGGTAGCCGCACATGGGAACGTAGTGTGGTTCGTTATTGGCCAGGGTCTGGTCGGTGAGTTTGTGTTTGCCGACGATGAAGGCTTGGCGCCAGGTTTTGGTTTTGCCTTCGGCGTACACGGCCTGTCCCGAGGTTAGGAGTTGCAGGTGGTTGGGATCGTCGCGGTCGAGTTCAATGACGTGTCCGGTTGGCAGTTTGAGCACTTCGACGGTGCGTGGGATCCAGTACAGGCATTCGATCATGGGGATGCGGCCGCGGGCGTTGTTCAGCCATTCTTCCTCGTCCAGGATCCAGCGGTCTTCGGAGTACTTGTGTGAGCCGAGGTTGCGGGTATCGGGAAACTCGTAGAAGCCGTGATCGAAGCGGGTTAGCCAGTCGTCGGCGCCGACCGAGCCTTGTTGCTGGGCGGCCAGTTTGATGATGTTCCGGTGTTTGGATTGTGGGAACAGGGCTTTGAGCTGGTCTTCGTCGTACCATTTGCGGCGGATGATGTAGCGCATATCGGACAGATCCGGTTCGCGGGCGCGCCAGTCAAAGTACATTTCGCGCCAGGGAATGTTGATCACGCGGTAGGGGTAGGCGAACGGGTCGGGGTTTCGGGACACTTCGATCCAGCTCATGCCGCGGATGATGGCGCCCTTGTACTGGTCCGAGATTTTCTGGTTGAAGCGGGTCATGCGCAGGGCCTGGTGCAGTTGTTCGTTCATGGCCTGGGCGCTCTGGTAGGATTCATCGTCTCGGGCCACCAGTCGGAAGTCTTGTCGGGTAATGATTTCGAGTCCTGACACGGCGTCCACGGTGGGGGCGCAGAAGTTGACCACGGCGGGCAGGATGCCGTTGTCCTGCATGCGTTTTAGTGCTTCGGCGGTCAGTTGGTCGCCGTCGTAGTAGGCGCTATCGAGTTCGGCTTCGGCGCGCCATTCGGGTTCGTACCACTGGTCGCGAAAGAAGGTCTCGAGTTGTTCGATCGTGAGGCTCCCGTCGGGTCCGGGGATCAGGTTGTCGCGTTGTTTGGGTGGTTCGGGCCAGTTGGCTCGGGCGGAGCGTTCGCCGTTGTATTGGGTTTGTGGCATGGCTAAAATCCGAGTATGGGTTCGGGCAATTCAAGGGATCCGCCGGGACGTTCCGGGGCGTCGGGTCGGGCAAATCGTTTCATCATTATGGCATAGCGCAGGGCGTCAAGCAAATCGTCCATTTCCTTGACCACTTTCATGTCGTCGTCGCGGTGGTACTGGCGCACTTCCTCGAGCAGCAGTGGGCAGGTTGAGAAAATTTTCAGCATTTCGTTTTCGAAGCGCAGGGCCATTTCCATGATGCCGCGTTCGACGGACACGGTGGAGGTGGTATTGCCGGCGCTGCCGTCTTTGCGGCGGTCTTTGACGTTTTCGAACTGGGCGTGGATGGACAGTGCTTTGAGTCCTTCTTCCTTGTACAGTTCCATGAGTTGTTTGCCGGTGCCTTTTTCGGTATTCATGGCGTCTTTTGGCCAGGCCCATTTGAGGTTTTTCCCCCAGCGTTTGATGACCATGGCGTTTTCGGCCGGGTTGGTGCCTTGTTTGCGGTATTCGCGGATGGCGTAGATGCAATCGGTGTTGGGGTCGATGGCGATTTCCACGGCGGCGGTGGGGTGGGCGCGTGGATTTTGCGAGTTGGAGGCCACGTCGATTCCGCCGAGGCGGTGCCACCATTCGGGGATTTTGAAGGGTTGGGTGCTGATTTCCTCGTCCGAGTAGGGGAAGATTTGGCCGACGCCCATGAGCGGCAGTCCTTCGATGCGGGCGCGGCGTTGGTGTTTGGGCCATCTGGCGATTTCGGTGGCTTTTTCCTCATCGGAGAGGTGCAGGGCGTCGTCGATGGTCATGCGGGTCCAGTGCCGGCCTGACACGTCGGGTTCGGGATCGCGCATGTACATGTTGACCACGGTGGAGTAGCCGAGCAGTGGCGTGAAGGACATCATGGTGATGCCTTTGGAGGCGATGGTTCGGGCCAGTCCTTCTTCGTAGATATCGAGGGGTGGTTCTTCGTCGAACCAGACCACGTCGACTTTGGGCCCTTGCCAGGCTTCTCGGGATTGTTCGTAGGAGCGAAAGCGGATCATGGAAAGTCCTCCGGTGATGTGTCGAACGTAGGCGAAGTCGTACAGTCCGGTAGTGGTTTTGTCGCGTCCGGACATGGTTGGCAGGATGCAGCGTTTGGGGATCATGCCGGTGCCGAGTTGTCCGGGTGGTCCGAACAGTCGCAGTTGCGGGTTATCGCGGGTGGCGGCGCCGTTTTTGGATGCGGCCCAGCCGAGGATGGGTTCAGCGAAGCGTTTGCCTTTCCACCAGCTTGGGTATTCGCCGGTGAGGTGCATCGCCATTTCCGCGCCGCAACTGTAGGTATTTCGGGTCGGGACAAATCCTTCTCCGGCAAGGAACACCCTGGATTCGTGGGCAATGGAAATGCAGGTACATTCCCCTTCTTCTGCGGGTTCAATCGACTTGATCAACAGGTTCCGCATCGGTTTCCAGCAACTGGATTCCACTTCGGTTTTTCGTTGCAGCCGAAATACGGAAACCCCTCCCTGAAAAATGTTGACGCGCCAGGAGTAGTAATCCCTGCCCTTGTAGATTTGATGTTGCCGCCGGATCGAGGCGGACATGCCCAAGCCCCGGATCAGCCGAAGAACGTCTTGCGCCAGCTGCCAAGAAGTCGTTTCATAGGAACGGCTCATGTAGGGCTTGTTCCTACAGTTGTTGTAGCTTCCAGTACTCCCGTCGGTATCCATCAGTCCCTGCAGCAGCGCCAGCCGATCCTGGATCGGTGCCCACTGATAGACTTCCGGAATGAATTTTTCTTTTCCTTTCCGATATCGCAAACCCAGAATTTCCAGACGTTGTGCCAGCAGGTTGATGCGCGCAGTTGTGGTCTGAAACCGATAGTCGTAATGGATTTTCCCATGATGCATCGGCAGTTTCACGATTTGGGTCTGATATTCGGGAGCCATTTTACGGCAATAGTCGATGATTTCCTCATCCGCGCTGGAAATGCCGACATATTTCCCGGACAGACAGCCGTCGCCAATGAGTGCCCCCAGAAGGTAGGGATCCACGATCAGATGCATCTGAAAGCCGAGAAAAGCGGGGCGTTCGGGAAGAATAAAACGGATGGTGGGAGGCGCTTCTAGCATGCCTTTGGTGGTTATGCTTTCCCATTTTTTTGAAGTATGACGCCGAACAATCCAGTAATGATCCCCGTCGGCATCCAAATGCGCACCATCGGTGGTCGTGACCCGCCAGGTTTTCCGGCGACCTTGCGGAAATACGCCCGTGACCCGGGTTGGCGTTCCGTCCACGGCATACACGAAATCCCCGGGTTGCAGTTTGCCGATTTCGACAAAACCGCCTGGAGTAGGGATCAGCGTTTGATTCAGAAGCGACTTGCCATTTTGGTTACCTGCCGACAAGAGTCGGTTTCGTTTATTGGAGCCGATGGCGTGGAATACGGCTTGTTTGGGGTAGGGTCGGTAGTCCTGGAGTTGGTCGGTTTCGAGGAAGTTGCGCAGGATGCCGATGGCTTTGGGCAGTCCGTCGTTGGTGATCTCGTTGATCCAGGTGTAGTGTCCGCGGGAATCAAGCATGGTTTTCTTCCTGGTCGTCGTCTTCGCTGGCGTTGAGGCCGCGGGTTTTGGCGAGGTGGATCATGGCTTCGAGGATTTGTCGCAGGTCGTCGCGGGGGATTTGTGCGAGCAGTTTTTCGAACGGGGTGGCTTGTTGTTCCTTGTCGAAGGCGCCCTTGATTTTGGCGAGTGCTTCGAGGGTGCGTCCTTTGGGCACGAGGGAGATGCTATTGATGGCGCCGCCCTGGTTGCCGACTTTTTCGACGGCCATGGTGAACTCATCGGACCATTCGGTTGGGGATTTGAGGGTGCCGTCGGGGTGGTAGGCTTCGCGGATATCGGCGTTGGCGATGGTTTCGAGACGTTGAATGGTTTCCTCGAGGGTATTTTTCGATGCTTGCTGGGTGGGGTTTTCGAGCAATTCGTCGAGGTTCAGTTCGGTTTTTTCGTCCATTGGTCGTCGATTCCGAGTAAGCGGTCCTGTTGTTCGTTTTTGAGTTCCGGCACGCCGCCGCGGTAGAGTGCCGAGAGTTCGTTGTAGGTCATGGTGTTCGGATTATAGCCATAAAAGCGTGCCATTTTGCAAGCGAGGTGCAAAATTCGTTTGTGATTGCGTGGTTTGTTATCGAGGTCGGTGCCGATGGAGTCGATGAATTCCTCGGTGGCGCGGTGTCCGATGTTGGGTGCGTGGATTTTGCGGAAGTGTTCCAGGGAGGCTTCGGTTTCGTAGCTGATATTTTCGTTGTTGGTGACTTCGGCCACGGTCAGTTTGGAGACTTGTGAGAATTGTGAGGGGTAGAGGTCGACGGTGATGGCGAGGCGCAGGCAGTGTGCGAGCACGAGTCGTTGTTGTTCGAAGTTGCAGCGTGCTTTGAGTCGTCGTCCGACGCGTTCGATGCGGATGGTTTCGCGCACGGAGGGCAGCACTTGCCACATGCCGACTCGGTCTTTTTTGCGGTTGCACCACACGTGCAGGCAGTAGTGGAACAGGTCCCAGGCGCCGGTATCGCGTAGGGGCATGAGTGGGTCGCAGGGGTGGCAGTCGCGTCCGGGCAGGATTTTCTGTGCATGTTCCCAGCTGGTGGCGAACACGGCCTTGCGTTCGCCCTTGCGGTCCATGAGGTAGGGTAGTAGCAGTCGAGCTTCGGGTTGTTGTTGCATGAACTGGTTGATGGTGCGGGCGATTTGCGGTGGGTCGAAGGAGTATGAGAAGGGTCGGTTGTAGTCGACGAGTACGCCGGCGCGGATGGCGGATTCGAGGGCGATTTGCGGGGTGGCTCCGAAGGCGTTGAAGGAGCCGTCGGGGTAGTCGATCTGGTAGGGTCTAACTTTCATGTTTAGCGGGTGCGAGGTGGTTGATGACGTCTTTGAAGTTATCGGGGTAGGCCCAGTAGCGTTTGCGCACGCCGTTGACTTGTGGTCGGATTTTTTTCATGCCGTAGCGTTCGAGCACGCGGGTGATGCGTTTCTGGTCCTGGAACGAGAGGGTTTCGGGGGCGTCGGCGCCCGAGAGTTTGAGGTCGAGGATGATGTCGGTGAGCACGAACGAGGAGACGCCGGCGTGGTGTCGTTCGATGAGGTAGTCGGAGATGGCGTCTTCGAGCACGGTATCGGCGGAGCGAACGGTTTCGTTGGCGTTGCGTTGAGCGGCTTCGAGTTCGGGTGGGAAGTAGCATTGTTCGCCTTGTCCGGTGATGCGGTATTTGGCTTCGGCCCAGAGTTGTGTGCGGTGTTGTTCGAGGTAGTCCCTCACTTTGGCGGGGTTACCGGATTTGAGGTTCAGGGCGATGAAGCGTCGGTTGCCGGTGGGGTCGTTGGGTAGGATGGCGGAGCCGTTGGCGGTGCCGACCATGGACACGAGTCGGGGAGCGTTTTCGGGATTTTTGCGGTAGGAGAGTCGGACGCGGTCGTCGGTGCGGGAGAGGAAGGCTTTGATGGATTCGATCTCGTGAGTGGTGGCGCCGGTCATTTCGGAGATTTCGACGAGCACGGCGCCCTGGAGCGATTCGATGCGTTTTTTGTCGGAGTCGGAGAGCACCAGGGAGTCGCAGAACCAGCGGGAGCGGTGTTGGGGGGGCAGGAGGTGTGAGACGGCGGTGGATTTGCCGCAGCCTTGTGGTCCGATGAGGACGGGGATGGTGTCGTGTTTTTCGGCGGGGTGGTAGGCGCGCATGACGGCGACCTGCAGGATGGTTCTTGCGACCCACTGGGTGACCTGTGGGTTGGATTCGTCGGTTGGGATGAGTGAGGCCTCGGTGATCCAGTGATCGAGTCGGGGTTGTTTATCCCATTTTGGCAGGACGCTCATCCAGTCGATGAAGGAGTCGACTTCGCGGTCGACGAGGTAGGCGTTAAAGACCTGGTTCCAGGAGGCGTTGGACCATCTTGCGGGTACGGCTTTGGGTTTATCCTTGCCGGGTTTTGCGAAGCAGAACATGCCGCCGATGATTTCGCGCATGAGTGCTTCGACGCGGTCGTTGATTTCCATGAACTGTCCCTGGCTATTCATGATTTCGGGCTGTTGCAATCGGGTTTCGTAGCGGATGGTCCAGCCGATCTGGTTGATGGCGCATTCGAGTCCGTAGACGGAATCGGAGATAAACCGTCGTCGTTTGCCCATTTCGCACTGGGCGATTTTCCAGTCGTTTTTCTCGAGTCGTTCGCGCACCCAGGCTTTGGATCGTTCGAGCAGCGGCATGAGGTCGTAGTAGGGATGGATATCAAACTCCTCGCGCTCCTCGTTCCAGGTGCTGTGCGCGAGCTCGCTGTAACTCTGCAACAAAGAAACCTTGACCGACTTGCCCTCAAACGACTGCTCGGCCTCAATCTCCTCAATGTTGCCATTCTGGTACGCGTTGAGGATGTCCTGGCGCATCAGCTGCTCCATCTCCCACATCGTGATCCCAGACCGCAAAACCCGATCATCCAACACCGCCGCCTCGGTCCGCGCACCGTCAACCTGCCTGGTCAACCAACTCAAATCATCCGCATTCAATAACTGACTGGTCGTGGTCCGACCCGCTCGTAAATCCAAAGATGGTAAATTATCCATGCTCCTTCCTCAAAAATAAAAACAATATACCCCTTTTTTGAATCCGTGTCAAATATATATGAAATAGCCGGGCAGCAGCGGGCACCGGGCAGACCTGAAAAAGGTGTAATGCAAATGATATACAACGTCTATGAATGTGCCTGTCTGCCCACCACTATTTGGGTTAAGTTATTGATTTTATTACATGTGCCCACCACTGCCCACTATACCCCTATATATATTACGCGTGAGGAAGATCGTTATTATATATATATAGGGGATACGTGGGCACCGGTGGGCAGACATAACAAAATCAACAGGTTAGCAGTTCGAGTGGTGGGCACCGGTGGGCAGCTAATTTTACCTGTAATACAATGTACTACAGAGATTTTTGCGGAAATCGACCGGAAAAGGATCAGAAATTGATTGAAAAGTGTCAGTCATATGTACTACGCGTAGTTACATGTAGTGAAATGTACTACGCGGTTTTGCAGGGTCGAA